AATGGTAGAGTATATCCTGAAAAGATTTTAAAAAGAGAAGCCGAAAATTATAAAAAGGCAATTCAAAAAGGATTATCAATTTCTGAGTTAAATCACCCTGAATCTTCTTTAATTGATTTGGACCGAGTTTCACACCTTATTACAGATATGTGGTGGGAAGGTAATCATTTGATGGGTAAATTAAAATTATTGACTTCACCAGGTTTTCATGAACGTGGTATTGTTTCTTGTCCTGGTGACCAAGCAGCTAATTTAATGAGACAAGGAGTTACAATGGGTATCTCATCTCGTGGTGTTGGTTCGTTGGTTAAAAAGGGAGAACAGAATGAAGTACAAGATGACTTTGAATTAATTTGTTTTGATTTGGTTTCATCTCCATCTACACCAGGTGCGTATCTTTTCTTAAACAAAGAAGACAAAAACAAATACGAAGAAAACTTGGAAGAAGAAAAACAATTGAGACAACCTGAACCAAAATTAGATGGTGGAATGGGTAAATCACTTGACTTAATGAAAAAACTTTCCGATTATTTAGGACATTAAGACTTATTATTATGGACGAGAAATATTTTGTAGCAAAAATTCAGTATGACATGCCAGATGAAAATAGTGGCAAGATTAAAAAAGTAAGAGAAGAAAAACTTGTTAAAGGTTACAATGTCACAGATGTTGAAGCAAAAGTAACAGGAAAGTTTCAAGGATTCACATATGATTGGAGAATCACAGCAGTATCTGAAAGTAAGATTGACGAAGTATTTGAATAAAATCTAAGTCATATTTGATATTTTTAAAAATCGGGTTTATACCCGATTTTTTTTTGCCCTGTTGTATTTATAATAAAAAAAATGACAATAGGAGATTTAGTAGATTTTAAAACCAATTCAGAAGATGCTGATTTTTGGTTAATAAGAAAGGGTAGTGAAAATACCGTAGGAAAACCTACAAAAGAATACTCATCAGAAGATATAGGGGTAACTGTAAAAGACCATTCGGTCATCGACCCAGAATATCTATTTTACTATTTTATGATGTTGCAAAGTAAGGGAGTTTTTAAAATGTTAGCAAAAGGAACAACAAAATTAATGAATATTAGAATATCTGATATTAAATCAATTCCCGTTTCTATATAATTTTTTTTAGTCATCAATATTAAAAATTAACTTTTTTTATATTTTGTGATATTTATTTAGTAAAATAAAACTTTGCAAAAATAAAAATGGCAAACGAAAGTAAAAAAAACCTAGTTGAAGAGGCGTTATTACAAATGAAAAATTTGGAAGAAGCCGTATCAGAAAATGCAAAAGGAATACTTGCTTCTACTATGAAGGAAGAAATCAGTGAATTAGTAAAAGAGTCACTTACAGAAGAAGAAACTGAAGAAATGACTGAAACGGAAACATCTGAAATGAAAGATGAAATGTCAGAACAAGAAGAAGAAGACATGGAATTAGACATTGAAGATGACGAAGATGAAATGGACATTGAAATGGATGACATGGATTCTGATGAAGAAGAGTTAGATATGGAAGACGAGGACGAAGGTGATGAAGTTGACATGGAAGATATGTTAATGATGGATTTACCTGGTGACGAGTTGGAAGTTGATGACGAAGAAGAAGTTTTACTTCCCTTAGATTTAACAACTGCTTCAGATGAAGAAATCTTGAAAGTATTCAAGGCTATGGGTGATGAAGATGGAATCATAGTTAAAAAAGATGATGACGAAATCCACCTTTCAGATACTGAAGAAGATGTTGAATACATTATTCAAACAGAAAGTGAACATAAAAAAATGAAGGAAATGGAAGAAGAAATGGACGAAATGAAAGACATGGATGAAATGAAAGACATGGATGAAATGAAGGACATGGATGAAATGACGGAAATGGAAGAAGAAATGGACGAAATGGATGAAATTGTTTACGAACTTGAAATTGAAGACGGTGACGTTGAAGAGATGTATGAAGAAGAAAATGAGGAAGTAGAAGAAATGTACGAAAGTGAAGTTGAAGAAGGTGAAGAAAAAGAAGAGTACAAAGAAGAAACTAAAGAAGGATGGGGTAGTAAGAAACATGAGTACAAACGTAAAAAAGGTCATAAGACAGGTGATGTTGATGGACACTACAAAGACTACGAACAAAAATTCGGAGGAAATAAAGGTGATAAGTCAAAAACACACAAAGGACTTGATTACGTTAGTGATGGTGAAACTACTGAGGCTGCAAGAACTTTAGGTAATGGTGAAAGGAATTATCCAAAAAGAAAATCATTACCAAAAATGAAAGTGCAACCTAATAAGTCACTTAAAGAAAGTGAAATGAGTTCTGAAGTTGAATCTTTAAGAGCGAAGAATGAAGAATACAGAAAAGCTTTAAATATCTTTAGAGAAAAATTAAATGAAGTTGCAGTATTCAACTCAAACTTAGCTTACGCTACTCGTTTATTTACGGAGCATTCAACAACAAAGCAAGAAAAAATAAATATCTTAAGACGTTTTGATTCAGTAGAAGGTCTTAAGGAATCTAAGGCTCTTTATAAGACATTAAAAGAAGAATTTACAGGAAAGGATAATACTATTACTGAGAGTGTTCAGTCAAAAGTACAGAAAACTCCATCCAAAGGTTCAGCTACAAATCTTATTGAGTCTAAAACTTATGAGAATCCTCAATTCATGAGAATGAGAGATTTGATGACAAAAATAACAAAATAAAAATAAATTAAAAATTAAAAAAATACTAAAATGGGAGCATTATTAGAATCAGGTTTAGTTGGTAACATAGGTCTTAAGCACCTTAAAGTTATCAAGGAAGACACAATCAACAAATGGGACAAATTAGGATTCTTAGAGGGTCTTAAAGGTCACGTTAAAGAAAACATGGCGCAGTTGTATGAAAACCAAGCGTCACACTTAATAAACGAAGCGGCAGCGTCAGATAACTCAGGTTCATTCGAAACTGTAGTTTTCCCAATTGTGAGAAGAGTATTCTCTAAATTGTTAGCTAACGACATCGTTTCTGTACAGGCTATGAACTTACCAATCGGTAAATTGTTCTACTTTGTACCTAAAATTCAAAATCGTAACAACGGTGAGCATTACGCACCAATCGGTTCACCTGAAGCAGTTAATGCAGGTGAAAACGACCCAAATCAGGGATATGGTACAGGTAAAAACTTGTATGACCGTTTTTATGAAGGTAATGAGGCGGCTTTAGACCCTCCAGGGTTATTTGACTATTCAAAAGGTCGTTACTCAGCGGTAACTGCAGACGCTACTACAGTTGCATGGTCAGCAGGAAACTTAGTACTTTCAGGTTACGGTGCTGGTGAATACAGAAAAGTGTTAATCGCTTTAACAGGTTTCACTAACGGTGGTTATGGTAAGTTAATCGGTCCTGATGGTAACACAGTTGACAACGAGTCATTCTTATCAGACTTAACAATAAACGCTGTAACTACAGCTGGTGGAGCATTCTCAGGAGCAGGTTCAGGTAACTTGTTATTTAGAGTTGTTACACAGAAATACGGTAAGGGTATCGTTGAATACGGAGCACAAACTCAAACAACATTTGGAGCTGACAACACTGCAAATGGTGGTATTTATGACAACATTTGTGACGCTAATGGTACTATCTACGTAGAGGCAGATTTACAAGTTCCTTGTTCAGTTGGAGCAAATTCATTAGACGGTTACTCAGGATTGACAACTACAATCAACGGAGATGCTGGTCTTAACACTCAGTTTACTGCTACTTATAGAGTATACGAAGAGTTGGAATTTGAAGAGAGAATCGGTGAGGTTTCTTTTGACTTAGAATCAGTAACTGTATCAGTTACAGAAAGAAAGTTAAGAGCTCAGTGGTCACCTGAATTAGCACAGGACGTTTCAGCATTCCATAACATTGACGCAGAAGCTGAATTAACAGCTTTATTGTCAGAGCAGGTAGCAGCTGAAATTGACCGTGAAATCTTAAGAGACTTAAGAAAAGGAGCGGCTTGGACATTACGTTGGGACTACAACGGATGGAAGAGAGGAACTGCAGCTAATCCATTAACTCAGTACACTCAAAAAGATTGGAATCAGACATTGATTACAGCTATCAACCAAATTTCAGCACAAATCCACAAATCAACATTGAGAGGTGGAGCGAATTGGATTGTTGTATCATCTGAAATTTCTGCAATCTTTGATGACTTGGAATACTTCCACGTATCAAACGCGGCACCAGACCAAGACCAATACAACATGGGTATTGAAAGAGTTGGTACATTACAAGGTAGATATCAAGTATATCGTGACCCTTATTTCCCACCAAACACAGTGTTGTTAGGACATAAAGGTTCATCTTTATTGGATACAGGTTACGTATACGCACCATATGTACCTTTACAGTTGACACCAACAATGTATAATCCATTCAACTTCACACCAATCAAGGGTATCATGACGAGATACGCTAAGAAGATGGTTAACAACCGTTTCTATGGTAAGATTACAGTTGATGGTGTACGTACTTTTGACTTAAGAGA